GCTAGTTCGTCGCAGTGGGGCGCGCTTGTTTTTAGCTCGATTCTTTCGACGCCGCTTGTGCTTAGCAAGAGTATAACGACGATATATTTCATACTGGTCTACCGCAGCTTTAATCGCGCGTTTTGTTTCTTTTTCGTTCTCGAACAATTTTCCCATTGATAAAGTTCTTTACCTGGGCGTGTCCTTTCTTATTGATGTAAGTACACCAGCCACTAAATTCAGGATACTTTAATAATAGCGATTTAACAAGTTTCTTCCAGCCCATCGCCTTCATCAGTTCAGCTTCTCCGCCTTCTTTGGTTACTGTGTATTCGTATCTCATAAAATATTTCTCTCCTTTTGATGTCGGATAATACCTTTATTTTTAAATATTCCATATATATTTTTGATACCCGCATTTTTTAGTTTTTCTAAATTGCTCGTAGTAGAAAGTTTTTGTAAAGCTTTGAGATACATTTGGCTGACTCTCCCTGAACCAATATTGAGTTCTGATGCAATTTTCTTATAAGAACAGACTTCGTGCCCTCCTAGTCCATTTATCATGCGCACAACTTTCTCATAGCGTGGAGGAAGTTTACTTAACATTTCGGATAAAATTTTATTAACGTCTTTTTCCATGAGCAAAAATTCATGATTTTTAACGGGATCGGCAATTTTAAGAAGGGCTTTTTCTGTAACTCTTTTTTCAAAACTCGTTTTTACAAACCCTTTTAATTGTCTTTCGGTAAAAGCTTCGTCGGTTTCTAAATTTAAAATGGATAATATTTCTTTTGCGGTAGAAGTAAGCTCTCCTTTATCATTTAAAGGCTTAAGCTTTCCATTGAAAATTTCTCCAGTCCGTTGATAGCTTAGACCGTGGGTTTGTGTAAATTGAGCCATACTTTCAAAACCCATATTTTCCATTGCTGTTAACAATCGATCGTTTCTAATTGTGACTTTTAATCTATAATCTTTATTCATATTTACCTCTTCTTTCATCCTGTATATATAGGGTTTCGTAGGACTTATGTCAAGCGCTAGTGAAAATTATTTTCCCTGGCCTCTATTTCTGGCTCGGTTGGGGATGCGCTTAGAATGGTGCTTGGCGTGCTTTCCAGGCCGCTTCTTTTGAGTTCTTTTATGGTAATTGGATACACCAAAGAGAGGTCTATTAGCCATCTTTGGGTCTAAAATCTAGGGGATCGGGTCCACCATCGATGGGTAAATAAGCAATGTGACCATTAACGTATTGTTTGGTGAGTTCTCTACAAGTAGAACATCTAAAATAACCAATTTGAGTACTCAACATTTGTGTGACTGATTCACAGTATGGACATCGACCCCATTCAACTCGGACTCGGACTCCAAACATGTCGTTACCAATCTCCTCCACTAATGCGCTTAGCTTCTCTCGAGGCCTTACGACCTTTGCGGGTGTAGGCTTTTTTGTTTCGATAGGTTTTGGGCTTGAAGTACCGAAGTATTTTTGCAATAGGGTTTTTAGTTCTTTTATCATCCATAGACTCCGCAACAACTAAATTTATCCATAAAAAAATAATGGTATACACTGAACCCTATAACAATTCCGATAGAAGTTCCAATTAAAATAGCCATGATCCATTTAATCCAGGAGTATTTTCGTGATGTATCTTGAGCCATCATTATTTGTTTTCAGTTCAGCTTTAGTTTTAATACATTTATAAGAGACCGTATCTGAATGCGTTCTCTCCGCTTCACGTTTTCCACGAAGGCAAACGCTCATGGAAGGTTGAATTCTATGTTCCTTAATTTCAAAATTTACGAACATTAAAAGAGCTACGACAACTTCCATTAGTGTTGGTTCCCATTAGTAAATTTCATTTCTCTACTAGCATCCTTTAATTTCTCGATGTCACGGAGTATTTTTTCTACGTCTTTTTGTAGTCTATCAATGTTTACGGTATTATGCATTCCTGACTGTTGAGCTAGCTGTAATTTTTCTACTTGTTTATATAATTCCTCGATTAACATAAATTGTTCCGAATCGGCAGGAAGACTTCCTAATAGACCCCGAGGCCATTTTATTCTGAACTCAGAATTCATTACTAAATCTCTTTCCATGATCTCTATTTTAGTTGAGTGTTGGTTGAGCTTCTCCTGAATTTGAAAAAATCCGAAGGTGCCGAGTGCGACCATTATAATTAAACTAATTACGGTCTTCATCGGCATCTGTACCGATTGTTCAGGTCCTAGTTTCATCGTTATTCCTTTTGGTTTATATCTCCCCAAATAATTTTATATTTTAATTTTCCCCCGTCATCTCCTGAAGTATGATCTGTGGGTTCTTCAATTTGAAGAACATGTTTTACGCCGCTACATCCAACAGTAAAAAGTACTAATAAACCGATGATTATACAGAATACTAAATATCTCATCCATCTAATTGACTTGTTTCTTTTTTCTCTTGCGCTTCTTCTTGCCCTTAGAATCTTTAAAATTTGATACCTCATCTTCTATCATCTCCACTTTGGTTTTAATTAGAACCATATCTTGTGAAAGAGAGAATGTACGTTGCAGTGTCCATCCTCCGAGCGCTAATAGTATAGCGAGTAGTGCCGTGATTAATTTTTCATTCATCCTAGTTACAATTGTTTTTATCTAAATCAATTGGCTTGTCACCATTATAAAACCATACATAAGATGAGAGTTTTGTTCCATCTTGTGTATAGGTACATTTTTTGCCTACCGAGCAGGCGCTTAATGCAAATAATAATGCAAGAACTAAACATAATTTATTCATTTTGTTCCTTTGTTTTAAACACAGAATGTTCATACGTTTGTTGTTCTGCGTTTTCTTGTTCGTCTTTTACCTGACAACATGTACCTGATTTTTCTTTTTCTCTGGTATGCATATTGCAAGTTTTTTTTTCGTCTATTGGCATGATAGACACTCATCGTCGTTTACTTTAATTCCTTGCGGATTACAATTACATTTTTCGCATGCACATACACCATTGGCATCTGAATGTCCGCTAACATTACAGTGACAATCACACAAACAATCTTTACATTTACTCATTCTCTTCCTCTAATTTTTTTTGTAGATCCATACCTTCTTGTAAAAGTTCGGATGTACTTTTTTTCTTTTCCTCAATTTCATAGAAGTACTTATCAGTATCTTCTGTTACCCATTTACGATCATCTTCAACATTCCAATCACTTGTTTGAACCTTCCAATCGAACGGTATTTCATCTTTCACCGTGAAGGAAGGAATGCTCCAGATTAATCTATTGTTTGGTTGAGCTGCATAGTTGCCGTTTTCAAGAGCTAGTATGTGTGCGCATTTATGTTCTTGCGGGATCTCCGAATGATCAGTGTCAACTATATTACTCTCTGGGTGTGCCCAGTCAACCGTAAAAAGATACGCACCAGGATACCATTTCTTATCTTTGCCTATGAATTTACAGGACTGACCGTCCAAGACATCAAAAGAAGTAACGCTAGGATAGTAACTAAAGCAATTCCATAGCTCCAGCTCGTCAAGTCGCATCCTAGGAACTTCACTTGTTTTAAATCCTCTTTGTATGAACGCAGAGATTGGCAAACGGTAGAATATAGCTCCGTTTTCCATAATTGCATGGAAGAGTATCGGACGACCTGTAATCGATGCAAACCCGAAGAGTAAGCAGTCTTCCACTTCTCCATGGTGTTCTTTAAGGTCATATAGATATTCTCTTCTTACCTGCGCATACGTGGCAGGAATGTTTGCGTTCAAGTAAGCCATGCAACATATAGTCCTAGTTTGCTAAAAAATAAATAGCAACAATTACTACCACTGCTGCGGCAGATATCTTTGGATTAGCTTTTGCTAATGTCCAAAGTTGTTTTGCTTTTTCCATAGTTCCTCCTAATTTATATTGCCCCAGTTTGAGCCAGCTTCATAGTCCACTTTATTAGGTACTTCTAGCTCGACTGAAGTTTCCATTATTTGTACTATCTGTTTAGCTTCTTTATCATCTTTTACTGAAATATCCAACTCATCATGTACTTGTACATGAGGTATAATTCCTTCTTTATGTAGATTAATCATTGCTTTTTTAGTCATATCAGCGGCTGATCCCTGTATTAATCTGTTTAATGCTTTGTAGGTATAAGCTCTTCTGATCCCTGGTCCGTGTTCCAAGAGTGCTTGATCATGAGGTAATGCTTTATGAATCCCGAATTGATTAGGTTCCCATAAAGGAAAACGACACAGTCTACCCATTAAGGTACGAATCTTTCCTGAATCTTGAGCACGTTTCATTGTTGCATCCATTAATTGTTTTACGAAAGGAACTTTAGCATGATACGTTCTAAATAAATCTTCAGCTTGAAGTTTACTTACTCCAAGTTCTGCTTGTAATTTATTTTTTCCCATTCCATAAAACAAACCAAGATTAATGGTCTTCGCTTGAGTTCTAGGAATATCCGCCATGTCTGCAACAATCTTATGAAAGTCGGCATCTTCATTTTTATAAGATTCAACGACTTCATCAACGCCATATAAATTTTGTAGTGATGAATAGTGTACGACAAGTCTGGGCTCTTGTTGATTATAATCAAAACAACCCCATGTACATTTTTCTTCTGGAATAAATAAAGATCTGATCCGTGGTCCGAGCTCCTTGTTTCGTGCTGGAACTTGCTGGAGGTTTGGATTATTCATACTGAATCTTCCCGTCACGGTCCCTCCACCTTCGGATCGAAGTTGGTTAATTTCCGCATGAATCCTACCTTTTTGGCTATGTTTAATGATAGTATCAATAAAAGTTGTGTGAGCTTTATTAATTTCTCTAGCCTTAGCAATACATTTCACAACATTGTGGGGGTGATTCGCTAAAAAATTTTTAGTAAAAGAGGGGGCTTCCGTTTTAACCGTTCGATCATAAGGAAGTCCTAGCTTATCAAAGACTTTAGCAATGGATCGTGCAGCCCAGATCTGAACATCTATCCCCGTACTTACTAACACCTCACCCAACATTTTTTTCTCTTGTTCCACCAATGTTTTCTTTTCGATCGCTGCTTGTTCTTGATTTACACGTACTCCAAGAAATCTCATATCAACCAGACAGGGAAATAATTCCATTTCCATTTTGAATATGGACTCTATGTCCTGGTGTAAAATTTCTTTTTTTAATTCCTGCCACAGCTCCAGTGTGAGTTGTGCGTCACGCTCGGCGTAAGCACCAACGTACATTGCTGGAAGTTTATACATTTCAGCTTTAGGGTCGACCCCCCATGATTTCGCTGCTTCGTATAATGCAGATTCATCCTTACCTTTACCCACATAATCTCGTCCACAACCATTTAAATCATAACGTAATCGATTCTCATCACATAAGGCTGCTGCTATCATGGTATCTATAATACGGCCATTAATTTTTAAACCCATGGCTCTTAACCATGACACATCATACATTGCGTTATGAAAAATTTTATCAGAGGGTGTTTTTAAAACAGCGGTAAGCCATTTGATGATCATCTTACGATCCATATTACCACCGCCTTCATGAGCAAAAGGATAGTACGCACAAAAATCTTCGGTTGCTACTGAGACTCCTACGACTTCACCTACTCCAACCACAGAACCTGATCCCATTCTTATATTTAGATTAGGATCTCTCGTTTCTAAATCAATTGCTATTTCGCAAGCTTGGGTTAAATCAGGAAATGTTTCAGGAGGGAGCCACTCTGTCTGTGGCTTGAAGAGAGGAAGTTGCATTAGGAATAATCTCTTTCAATAATCATATCGATGTAGTGTTTTGCTTTTTCCAAATCTTGTACTTCTCCTTTAGCTGCGTGTCTGCAGATATATTTAATAGCATTTCCTTCTGCAAATAGCAATTTGTTCTTGTTAATGAACTCGCTAGGCTGGATCTTCATATTTTTATAATGAGATCCTCCAATTTGTTTTTTATAAACACTCATATTCTAAATGATTTATAAATATCTTTTGGTTTGATTATATGTAAGTGATCTTTGGTTCGTGTTGCTCCAACATAGAACAATCGATTCTCGTCGTCAGGAAAACGATCCATATTTTTTTGAGTATTTCTGCTTAAATCGGTAAGAAGAACTACGTTTGAACATTCTCCCCCCTTGACCCCATGAATCGTTGATAAAAAAATGCGCGGCTCTTTGTTCAAAGCTTCTCCATTTGCTCTCATCTTTCTAATATAATTGACTTGTTTGGGTGGAGCAGAATCAAAAGCCTCATACCAAACTGTTTTAGTTTTTAATCCTTGGCTGTTATAAGCTTCTGTCATGTTGTAAGCTTTATCTTTATCGAGATACTGTAGATTTTCTTTTTGATAATGGTTGGGAGACATGTAGGATGCCACTCTTTTAATTTGATCATGATTTAAGTTGTTGTTTTTACGCCATTTTTCCCAATCAATAACAGCTTCATATAAATCTTTTTCATAACCTTTCTTGAATTTATTTTTATAATAGAGACCCTTTCGATATAAAGTTTCTTCTAATTTATTCAACATGTGACGAGTTCTTGCCAAGACATACCAGTCTCCACTACTCATATTCACATCTTTAAATTCATGATAATAAGAAAGTAAACCTGTTTTATTTTTAGGTTCCCACTCTTTGTGATGACGCTTGGAAATTTTTTTTACAATATTCATGGCCACATCATGCACGACCCTAGGTACTCTCAGAGACTGAGTTAGTTTTAAAAATTTTCCTGTTTGAGCAATAAAACTATCAACATCTGCACCTGCCCATCTAAAAATAGCTTGATCATCATCACCTGCAATATAAGAATCTTCTGTTTTATTCCAAATGGATTTAGCCATGTTCCACTGCATTAGAGATAAGTCTTGAGCCTCGTCGATAAAGACGACATCAAATGCAGGGGACGCGTCTGATTTTATAAAATCTAAAATCATGTCATTATAGTCAATAAGTCCGTGAGCTTTTTTATAACTCTCTAATTCACCACTTAAATTTTTCAATTTCTGAACTGAAACATCCTGAGAATGCTCTTTTAAATTATATTGTTGTTCAAGTGTAATGTCTCTTAATTTAGCGAGTTGAATAATTCTTAAATAATCACTTTTTGTAGTAAATAATCCTGTCTGTTCATCGTCCCATTCATTATAATCCACACGTAAGCCTGTTTCTTTTCCCACCTTTGCATAATGCTCACGTTGCATTACATTTTCTTTTTTAAGACCGAGTCTTCTGAATGCTAGGGAATGGAGGGTTCGAAAATAAGGAAGATCATCCTCGGTTAAATTAAATTTATCCATTGCACGTTCTCTACCTTCGTTCGCAGCTTTCTGGGTAAAAGAAAAATAGCCAATACGATTAGGATCAGTTGTTTTTAAATATTTCTCTACTTCTCTTAATAAAGTTTCTGTTTTACCTGTGCCTGGTGGTCCCAACACAATTGTTTTCATTAAAATAACCCTTTTAGTTCTGCTTGTTTTAAAAGAGTTTCCTCGTCCATTTTCTTTTTTGTAATTCCTAGATTTATTTTCTGAGTTGTAAGCTTAAGATTTTTTATTCTATAATCCCATTTTCTTCCATCGTGATGATGAAATACCCAAAGTCTCTCAGCTTCTTTCCACGTCATATTTTCTGGTGGTTTAAAAAAAGATCTACCAACTAATTTATGAAATAAGATATGAAAACTTTTTCCTTCAATGGTTTGTAAAGTTATACGTGGATATTCCATAGAGGAAACCAGGTATGGTTTTAAAATATTTGTTTTACGATCATGATGAGCAATAATAAAAGGAAAATCTGTACCTGAGAGAGATTTAATTTTATCTCCAAATGGATGAGTTTCTCCAGTAGGATAAATAATATATTTTCCTTTTTTTATTAAAAGGTTTTGTTCTGGCGTGTTTAAATCAACCTCTGAGAGATCAATTCCTTTTTTAAAATTAATTTTTAAACCTGTTGAAGTTAAGCGCGGCGGTTCAAATAAATTTAATTGTCCTTTAATCAAAATACTTCCTTTGGTTTAAATTGTTTAGGACGATATACATTTTCTGCTTTTTGAAATTCTTCTATAGTCATGATTGTTTTATTTTTCTTTCCTATCATTTCTCTTTTAATCTTACATCCGCACTTATCTGTCAATAACATTTGTGTTTCATCATATTTTTCATTCCATTTTTTCATGAGTAAATATTTATGAAAAAATTCTCTAAAGATGAAATGATGTGTTCCTTCATGTGTCCATACATTTCCATCAATCATAGATTCTTTAGTAGCACCTGAGGCTGTACGGTCCGTACAATAGTCTTCAAGATGTTCAAGAAGCTGTTCTACCTTGGAGGATCCTTTAGGTGGTTCAACAATTTCCATATTGGCAAACAGCATTTTAACCATATTAGTAAAATCGTTTTTCTTTAAAGTTGGTGGAACCTTATAGGCTTGTTCCATAACTGCTCTTTGAAATAATCTTTGTTCTTGAAGATAGGCAGTTTCTTTAAGTTTTACTCTTTCACCATCTACATTTACATAATAATAAGGGTTATCCAAATTGATTAGTTGTAAATCAGATAAATCAGGAAATAAAGACTGACCCCTGATACCGTACTTTCTTGTTAAACATAATTTTTTATCGCAATGATCACACATTGGTTCTTCATTACATTTAAATCCCAAGTCTTTATTTAAATTATATTTTATTTTTTCTTGGATAATTTTATCTTCTAAAGGGGGATCAAAATATTTATAGTTAAATGCATTAATATGTTTTTGCCATTCTTCTGGCCATTTTCTTTTTGCATATTGTATATATTGATAAAGCACTCTATCCCTACCATCGTTTAATTTATTTTGAGTTAAGGATTCTATACAGGGAGGTCCATCACTAAATTCTGATGCAGGTCGTTTAAGTTCTAGTTTATCTAATTCTTCAGGAGTAAGTCGTTTTATTGCTAAAAAAAACTGAGATATTGTAATAGCTTCCCCTTTAAAATTAAAGGCATATCGTGTGGTATTTTCTGAATTAAAATATGGTAAATTTAAAAAATTCCCTGTATCATCTTCCGATTTCAATTCAATCTGTTTTGGAAAAACTTCTGCATTACCAAATCCCAAAAAGGCTCTAATTGCTGTGAGTTTATCTCTCATTAGTTTGGCTTCTACGGGAATAGTAGTAAATAAAAAGATGTGTGCTCCTCCACTTTTAGATCGACATACAGTTAAAGGTAATTGATTATTGTTAATAAGATTGATAAGTTTTTTATGATTTAAATTATATTTATCAACATCGATACATCCCCATCTACATTTATTATTTTCATCGATTGGTATGATGCCTAAACTTGGTTCAATACCATTTAAATGATCTTGCCAGAGTTTATTGGTGACTGGTTCACGTTTGACGAAAGATTTTCCCTTAACCTTTGTTCCATCAGAGCTTTTCTTTTCAACGTAAGTACACCCGTGAGCTCGTTTTAATCCTGTAAATAAATCTATAAAATTCTTCATAATAGTTTTGCGGGGCGGCTTAACTCTCGCGCTACCGCCCCTTTCTTCTTCACAAAGAAGTGATTAAAACGGTGCTTCGTCTTTGGGTTGAGATTCGCCATGTTTTGCTATAACCGCGCCTTGAGCGACGTTTTTAGAAAAACCTTTAGCGATTTCATAAATCCCTTTATCGGTGATAGGTCCAACCTTGGACACATCCCAACCAAACCATGTACCTTTGTCATTAGACTGTTGTACAGTTTTTAGTTTATAAATGTGGCTATATGTTGGCGGTGTAAATAAACCATTTTTACCCTGCATTTTAATCCCCATCATCATCGAATTCCACTTACGACTAATTTTTAATTGAGTCGCCTTCATGGAAATCAAAGCTGTTGTAGGAGTTTTGCCGAGTAATACTACAAAGTGACTTACAGTATTTTCAAGATAGTTGCCATTAGCTAATCTATCCTTAAAACTTTTATCTCTTGTAGTTTTAGGTATGTCGTCTCCTGCGTCATAAATATGAACGGGAGCTCCTTTACTTTCACCTCTGTCTTGCCATTCTATCTGTTGTCTTTTGTAATAGACGGGCAATACTTCTATCCCCTTGTCGCCATCATACAATTCGGATGTTACCGTATTGATGATCATGCCAGGTTGTGCACCTTCAACATGTTTAGCGTCCCTTGTATTTACTTCAGGGGATAATTGGCCCAAGACTTTGAGAAATGGTAAAGCTAAATCTTCTTGCTTTATATTCGCAATGCCTTGACCTGCATCAGCTTCAAATACATTTGAAGCCAATGGTCCTGCATTATCACGTTTCGCGATTGCTGCTTCTTGTTTCATGGTTATTGTTTCCTTTTTATTGTTGTTTTATTTCCAATGAATACATTGAAAATTTCCGTTGGAAGGGGTTTCCCTCCCTCGATACGCTCACGGACAAGCGCTTTCAGAGTCATGGGCTCAACCTTCAGCTTTTGTGTCGGTTGATACCCTTGACCCTTCGCAAGTTCAGCATATTCTGCTGCCTTGTTATCTTCGTTACGACCAAAAGATACAGTTAATTCATTCTTTATTATATCTCCCAGATCGTTTTCACGAAGCCAGTTAAACGCCTTCTCTT